CGCTCGCCCCCATGCGCCCGCTGCATGGACCGCGCCCCGTATCGCCCCGATTCCGTTGTGCGCCGCCGTCGGCTCCCGTGGTCCGTGGTCCGTGGTCCGCGCACCATGGCGCAAGGGTCCTCGACCCCGGTTTAGGTGCCAGAAACCGCAGAAATCCGCCAAAAATCGCGATTCTCGCCCCATGGGGGGGAGTGGCGGCGGCTCCGGCCTTGTTTCGCGTGAATAACTACAGGAAAAATGATATGGCTTAACGGGTATGTATTTTGCTATAACAAGTCCCATATCCCTTAATGTTTCACGTGAAACAATGTAGTAAGGTTCCCGCTCCATGAAGCGCACAGAGACCCCGGAAGTTGAAGATCGTAGAATGAAGCTTGAACTTCGTCTGGCTCAGATGGAGGAGGTTCAGGGTTGTCGTGAAGATTTCCTAAAGTACGTCCGCAAGGTCTGGCCCGAGTTCATTGCAGGCGCACATCACAAGATGATTGCGAAGAAGTTCGAGGACATCGCAAAAGGCAAGAACAAGCGTCTCATTATCAACATGCCTCCGAGACATACGAAGTCCGAGTTCGCAAGTTACCTGTTTCCGTCTTGGATCATTGGCCGTGCTCCGAAAACAAAAATAATCCAAACCACCCACACTGCGGAGCTAGCTGTAAACTTTGGCCGTAAAGTTCGTAATCTCATTGCAACGACGGAGTACCAAAATATATTTGATGCTGTAGACCTACAGTCCGACAGCAAGGCTGCGGGTCGATGGTCCACGAACCATGGTGGGGAGTACTTTGCTGCTGGTGTCGGTGGTGCGATAACCGGTCGCGGTGCTGACCTTCTTATCATTGACGATCCGCACTCAGAGCAGGACGCGCTTTCTGAAACGGCGATGGAACATGCCTATGAATGGTACACCTCGGGTCCCCGGCAGCGTTTGCAGCCCGGAGGTGCGATTGTCATTGTTATGACAAGGTGGTCGTTGAAGGATCTTACCGAGAAAGTAATCAAGGCCCAGGGCTATGATGAGAATGCGGACAAGTGGGAAGTTATAGAGTTCCCTGCAATCATGCCCAGTGGCAATGCGTGTTGGCCGGAGTATTGGAAAACAGAAGAGCTTGAAGGTGTCCGCGCTTCGTTGTCCGTTTCCAAGTGGAACGCCCAGTGGCAGCAGAATCCTACGTCGGCTGAAGGCGCTATCATCAAGAAGGAGTGGTGGAAGCGTTGGGAAGAGGAAGAGGTTCCCCAGCTTGAATATGTAATACAAAGCTACGACACGGCATTTAGCAAGGCGACGACTGCGGATTACTCTGCAATCACGACGTGGGGGGTATTTTACCCAAAACAGGACGGACCAGCTAATTTGATACTGCTGGATTCCAAGAAGGGGCGCTGGGATTTTCCAGAGCTAAAGAAGGAGGCTCTGGATCAGTACAACTTCTGGGAACCCGAGACGGTCATTATTGAAGCCAAGGCGTCAGGGACCCCACTGACGCATGAACTTCGCCAATTGGGCATACCCGTTGTTAACTTTACACCCAGCAAAGGAAACGATAAGCTGACGCGGGTCCATTCTGTATCACCACTTTTTGAAAGCGGAATGATATGGGCACCGGATGAACGTTGGGCGGACGAAGTCATCGATGAATGCGCGGCATTTCCGAATGGCGACTACGATGACCTTGTAGACAGCACGACGCAGGCTCTGATGCGGTATCGTCAGGGAAATTTTGTGCAACTTCCGAGCGACGATTGGGTAGATTCAGAGGAGTCCACCTACATCCGGAGTTATTATGGCTGAACCCAATACCCAGTATGAGTATGGAAGGACCCCGGAGCAGACCGCTCCCGGCATACTTGGGTTCTTTAATTTTATGAGCGGGCCTCTTGTGGACATGGTCACGCCCTCTCGACGGGAAGTTATAAGTCCTGAAAAAGTTGACTACGAACTAATCCCAGATCAAGCACAAGAACGCTATAAAAGAGTTGTAACGCCTGCGGTGTATGGCCCTGTAGAGCGGGGCGTTGAGTACATGCCCGTGGTCCAAGGCGCAAAGTCCGCGTATGATTTCCTTGGAGAACTGATATCCAGCGGCGAAAAGCGCGGCGAGACGGCGGACGCCCTTGTAAAGGGTATCGGTACGTTGCTCGAAGACCAGAAACGCGCTGGTATAAACGCGGGTTTGGGTGGCGACCTACAGTTTTACGACCCCGAACAGAAGCGCGTGGTAAGTTATGACCCTCTTTTGACGCCTGCGACGATGGGTGCGGCGGGTGCTTTAGCCCCTGTAAGAGGTCCCGGCGCTGTTTTGGGAATGTTTGCAGGGCGAAACGCCGCGACCGCCGACCCCAAGAAGTTCGCCCGCGCCGAGAAAATGGCCGAAAAAGGTCGTTCGCGAGAGGACATCTGGAAAGAAACCGGTTTGTTCCGTTGGGAACGGAACGGGGAGCCCATAAGCGATTGGCGTTTTGAAATTTCCGATGAAATGTCCAAGGCTGTGTTTAATCCAAGGGTTCAAACTCCTACGGGCCGGTTGCGAGAAAAAGAAAACCCCGTTCTCAGTGATCTTTTGCAGCACTCCGAGTTCTACAAGGCGTTTCCCGGAAAGACGAATAAGGTAGACGCTTCTTCCCTGGCTTCACTCGAAAAAGACCGGGCTGCAATCCGAGAAAAACTGTTGGCACTAAAAGCCAGCAATAAAGACCCTGATGAGTACGCTGCTGAATACCAAAAGCTACAGCAAGAAGACGCGGATCTTTTAAAGGCTTATATCTTAAACGCTCCCACTAGTGATGCTCCGGGCCTACCCCCATCAGTAAAATCTGAGCCTCCTTTTACTGGTTCTAGAGGCAGGGAAGCTCGTATGGAAAGACCCGTTTCAGACATACCTCTTAAAACTATGAGCAGCAAAATTTGGGGTGGTGCCTACTACAGCCCCTACCTGGATACTATAGGAACTAAGAAGCGACCCGGTGGCTCCGAGCTAACGTTTTCTTCAGGCGAGAAGATACCTTGGGATGAGCAAGGTAAGTACGTCCAACAGTTTAGTTCCTACCAGTACAAACAAGCTCTGGACAAAGCTGTCGAAGACTTTAAGGAAGCTGGTATCTCTCTGGATTCTTTTTTGTCGGGAAGTAAAACAGAATACAGGTTGCGTAAATGGGGCGGAAAAGGGGGTCCGGAAGATACGATAAATCCGGAGACACTGCCCGATTACTTGAAGAAACAATGGGACCAGTTGCAGGAATTTGGAATTATTTACTATAAAAAAGACTATGACCCAGCCCTTCATTTTCGGAGTGACATGATTCACGAGGGGCAGCACAGCATTCAGCACAGAACGCCCGGTTTTGAGGGCGGTGCAAACCGCCGAGAGTTTCTTAAAACAAATGTAAAAGATCGTGTAACAGGGAAGAAATTGACTGCGACTGAGATATATATGCGGACATTGGGAGAAGCGGAAGCTCGCCTCGCCGATACTCGCAGAGATTTAACCGACAAGGAAAGAGCCGAAAGATTTCCTTGGACTGAGGAGGGCGGTCTGGATCGACGCGAGGACGACCTTATTTTAAGAAAAGACCTTGGCGTGCAGAGCAAAGCCTTCGGAGGTATGGTGGATAAACCCTTGTACGGAAACGCAAGAGTGATAGGTTAAATTATGGCTGACCAAGGAAAACCTGATCTAACAGAACTTTCGGCGGCAGAATACCTTCTGTTTACGTCCCGTGCTTACGAGGGCCATGGTCGCTTAGAGGCTAGTCTTTCAAACGTGGAAGGTGCCGCTGCTCTTGTCCCCAAAGATCCAAACCTTCCTGAAGTAGCTGTGCAAGCTTCCCGAAAACTTGGACAGCCCGACAGAGCATCCTTGTCTGTTGGTTCAGATCTTCTTCGTTACTCGCGAGCATTCGAGGACAAAGACAGAGATGCCGGTGGCCCACGGACCATGGACACTGTTGAGGGTGGCGTTGGTCCTTTGAAAGGATACTATCAGCAGTCTACGCAGCCCGGTAATCGGGACTCACGGACCACGGCCTATGGCGGTCAGCTAAATTTAGGTCCCGTAAACGTGTATGCAAACCGCAGCCGCTCCAGCCAGGATGTAGTAGACCCGCGTTTCGCGCAGTATTTTCAAAACACTCGCTTCGACAATCAGACGGATAACGTAGGTCTTAATCTTCGTCTGCCCGTGGGCAGTGGTGCGTTAACCGGTGGCGTTGGTCGCGAGTTTCGAACGCAGCGGGGTCCGCAGCAGTTGCGTCAGGAAACACGGCCCACGGCCCAATCTCCAAATGTAACGACGTATAGTGCGGGCTATGAGGGTAAGGTAGGTCCGGGTCGTTTGGGTTTGCAGGGCAACTTGACCGACGTTCGCAACGTTGGCACGAACAAGTCCGTTGAAGGCTCGTATAACGTAGAGGACCCCTTTGGTTTGGGCGGAAACCTTTCCGCGACGGGTTCTTACAAGAACCCGATTGGCGGAAAAAGCGCGACGGAAGCAATGCTTCGGTATAGATTGAAGTTTGGCGGCGGCAGATAGTATGATAAGAATTTCATCTAGGAGATTTTAAGATGATGGGTAATATGATGGGCTTTCGTCCCCTTGGGTATGCCGAAGGTGGCATTGCAATGGACGACCAGACGCGGGCTGCAATAGTAGACTACATTATGAGCACGACCGGCGACACATCTGACTCTATTGCTGCGGCACTTTTTGGCCTGCCGGATGAAGATCTTTTGATGGCGCGGCAGCGGGTTGAGGAAAACGCCCTTGCGGCACAGCAGCAAAAGATGATGCAGACACAGCAGTCTTCTCCTACGATTCCGGATTTCCCCGGCGTCGTTCCGAATAACATGGGTGGTTATGACTACTACCCACCCGAGACCGGCATGGAACGGACGCTTCCGCCGACTATGGGTGTTCCGCCGGAAGGCGGCGACCAGATGTTGATTCCGCGCACTCCCGCCATTCCCGCTGGAGCCGGTGTTGGCATTATGTCGTTGGGGCGTAGATAGTCATGGCCCGTAACCCTCTTCCCCGCAGCAATTTTGGAACGGCCTCGCTTGTAGAGCGCCGCGACGAAATACCCCCTGTCGATCTGGATGTTGAAGAATCTGCGGAAGTTGACGTAGCAGATTCTACCGTCATTGAGGCTCCCGGCCTTAATATTGAACTGGAGGACGACGGCGGCGTTGTAGTGGATTTCGATCCGCGCATGGAAGCGCCGGATACGGGCGACTTTTACGACAATCTAGCCGAGACCATCGAAGATCGGGTTTCGTCCATGGTTTCTTCGGAGCTTATGGAGCAGTATGAAGCCAACAAGGACGGTCGCAAGGATTGGGAAGACGCCTATCGTACCGGACTAGAGCTTCTTGGTTTCAAATATGAAGAGCGTTCGGAGCCCTTTCGAGGCGCAACCGGCGTAACGCATCCGCTTCTTGCAGAAGCTGTGACCCAGTTTCAGGCGCAGGCTTTCGGAGAGCTTCTTCCCGCTGGTGGACCGGTTCGCACAGAGGTTTTGGGTGAGGTTACACCGGAGGCAGACAGTCAAGCAGATCGCGTTCGCCACTTTATGAATTATCAGATTACGTGCGTGATGAAAGAGTATACGCCGGAATTTGACCAGATGCTGTTCTATTTACCGTTGTCGGGTTCTACCTTCAAAAAGGTCTACTACGACGAGTTTCTGGAACGCGCCGTCAGCAAGTTTGTGCCTGCGGAACAGTTGATTGTTCCGTACACCGCGACAGATCTGGAAACCTCCGAGAACGTTACGCACGTTATCCAGATTAGCGAGAACGAACTTCGTAAGAAACAGGTAGCTGGCTTCTATCGCGATATAGAAGTGTCTGCGTCCCAGTCAGACCCGTCCGATGTCCAAGAAGAGATGGACGATATATCCGGCATTACACCCAATCACCTGGACCAAGAAGTCACGCTTCTGGAATGCCACGTTGACCTAGATCTGGAGGGCTATGAAGACATAGGGGATGATGGAGAGCCCACCGGCATAAAGCTTCCCTATGTTGTTACGGTATCCGAGAACAACGGAAAAATTCTAAGTATCCGTAGGAACTACAGACCGGACGATCCTGCGCGTAAGAAGAACCAGTACTTCGTGCATTTCAAGTTCCTGCCCGGATTTGGTTTCTACGGTCTTGGTCTGATCCACATGATTGGTGGTCTAAGCCGTACAGCAACTGCCGCACTTCGACAGCTTATTGACGCTGGTACGCTTTCCAACCTTCCTGCGGGTTTCAAAACTCGCGGTTTACGCATACGCAATGACGATGAGCCACTGTCTCCGGGCGAGTTCCGGGATGTGGATTCTCCCGGTGGTGCTATCCGCGAATCCTTGATGCTCCTGCCCTACAAGGGTGCGGATCAGACCCTGTTCCAGTTGATGGGCTTCTGTGTCGAGGCTGGTCAGCGTTTTGCAGCCGTTTCTAATCTACAAGTAGGGGACGGCAACCAACAGGCTGCGGTTGGAACAACCATAGCCATGCTGGAGCAGGGCGCAAAAGTAATGTCCGCTATACACAAGCGGCTTCACTATGCTCAAAAAGAAGAGTTTGAGCTTCTGGCTAGCGTTTTTGGAGAGTATCTGCCGCCAGAATATCCATATAACGTTGTTGGTGCGGAACGCACCATAAAAGCGGAGGATTTTGATGATAGGGTTGATGTGGTTCCTGTGTCAGACCCAAATATCTTCTCAATGGCACAAAGAGTCACACTCGCGCAAACAGAGCTACAGTTGGCGCAATCTGCGCCGGAGCTTCACAACTTGTACGAAGCGTATCGCAGGATGTATAGGGCGGTTGGTGTCAAGGACGTAGACGCTATTTTGAAACCCGTAGAACAGGGGGAGCCCACTCCTAAAGATCCGGCGCTGGAAAACTCGGAATCTTTGGAGAACCTGCCTCTAACCGTGTTTCAGGGTCAGAACCACGATGCCCATATCATGGCGCATCTTGTGTTTGGTTCGTCTCCCATGGTTTCTCAAATGCCTGTCGTAGCCATGGCTTTACAGAAACATGTCATGGAACACGTTTCGGTAAAGGCCAAAGAACAGGTTGCGTCTCAGATGCAGCAGCAGCTTCAAGGCCAACCTCCGAACGAGCAACAGGCCATGGAAATTGAAGGTATGGTAGCCGAACTGGTCGCTCAAGGTATGCAAGAAGTTAAATCGTTAAGCGCACAGATTAGCGGTGGCGGGGAACCAGATCCTCTTATTGCATTGAAGCAGCAGGATTTAGAACTTCGGGCGCAACGAGATGCCGCCGAAAACCAGATAGACCAAGCTCGTCTGTCTCTCGACCAGCAGAAAGCTCAGAACACGGCTCAGTTGGGTGCAGAAAGAATACAGTCTCAGGAAGATATCGTGGCGGCGCGGATACAAGCTGCTCGCGAACGCGAACTTATGAAACAACAAAGCCAATAGGAGATCGCTATGGCAAAGGAATCTTCAAACGCTACGAAGAAAGGCATTGTAGTCGAGGACCAGGGTTATGTTCCTTACAACGATGCAAAGGATGAAAAAACTCCGAATGTTGCAAAAGCTTCCGTGGTTTCGGGTAAGAACCGTGGCATGGGTGAAGCTATTCGGGGCGGCACTTTCAAAATTTCTTAATTTTACAGGAGATCTACAGATGAACTGGATTCTTAGTCGAATGAAAGAACCTTCCAGCTATGCCGCCGCTGGCGCAGCAGTAGTTGGTGCAGGTGTACTAGTAAATCAACCTGTCGTTATTTTGGTCGGTATTGTAGGTGGCGCGGTTGGTTTCCTGTTAAAGGAAAAAGGCGTTATCTAGCTATGTTACGGTGGATTGGGCTAGTCGCATTTGCGTTAGTTCTGTCTACCGCAACAGCTTATGCGGCGGACACTGTAACGTCTGCCACGGTAAGCAGTTCGACAGTAGTTGACAAAACACCACCCACAGCATCCAGCCCTTCGATAGTCGTTAACAATAACGACATCTGTCAAGTTGGAACCAGTGGCGCTTTGCAAACTGGTCTTTTTGGTGTGTCCGGTGGCACCACCACTCGTGATCTAAACTGCGAGAGGATTAAGCTGGCGCGGTCTGTGTTTGGTATGGGACTAAAGGTTGCTGGCATTAGTATCCTTTGCCAAGAGGTTCGTGTATTTGACGGTCTTTGGATGGCTGGAACGCCCTGCCCGTTTATGGGCCAGATTGGGGACGCGGCGAGGCAAGAGTGGGTTAAGAACCCAGAGAAAGCGCCGGAAGGTTCCATTGTTCGGTTGCAGGCAAAAGCGGAAACGATATCTTCTCAATCTCAACAGAACCCTCACGTTAATTTCCCTCAAGAAGAATGGTATGGGGGTGATTGATGCGTTGGCTTATTGCATTCCTGCTTATGTCATCATCTGCCGTTGCCGAGACGGTAACGACAACCAATGTGCTTCCGAACCTGTCCACATTTACGACAAGCGGATCCACAACATCGGCTGGTTCTGCAAGAGGCTGCTCTGCCGGAGAGTTTTGCACAGGAAATGCTACGGCTGGGGGCGGCACTTATACAAGCACGTTTGATGTTCCATTGACCGAGGGCGAGGTTCGTAGAGGCTTTACCATTAACAGCGCGGTTACCGTGGACAGCCATCCGAGTAACGCTACGCTTGCTACATGCACCAGCATCACGCAGGCGGGGGACTGCCGTGATCTTTTTACGTTAGGCATCACGCTTTTAGACGGGGGAACCGTAGCGAAGGCGTTTATTCACGAGGTAGAATTAGACTTTACTGGGGAGAAGTTGTTTTCGTTCTCGGACACGATGGTAGAGAACGACTTTGGAATTTTGACGGGAACCTTTTCTCTATTTGGAATCGACGCAGGATTTCACTCAGGGTTCTTTGGACCAAAGTTTTCTGATCCCAGCCTGACGTTTACACATGAGCAGGTTGTAGAGCAGCAGATTCTGGATCAGATCGTGCAAAACGATGTTATAGCGGCTGCGCCACCGGTTCAGATTAACCTTCCCCCTCCTCCGGTTGACTTACCTCCTCCGCCAGCAGCGGCCCCCGTTGTTGTTGCCGTTGCCCCGCAGGCTCCGTCCGAGCCGCCCCCTCCTCCGGAGATTGTGTCTATTCAGATTGATCTTCCCCCACCTCCAATGGAACAGCGGCAACAGGAATCACAAGCTGAAGCAACCATTGAGGCTCAAATAGAACAGGATATAGCGCCTCCCCCTGTAGAGCAGCCTCGCGCACGAGAGCCTGAACCAGAACCGGAGCCCGAACCAGAGCAACCGCAGCAGTCTTCTGAACGAGAGCCCGAACCAGAGGGACAGCCAGCAGAAGCGCAGCCAGAGACTCAGCCTTCCGAGCCTGAACCAGAACCGGAGCCTTCGGTAGAACCCCCGGCAGAGACTAGAGAGGCGCAAGCTCCTCCAAAACCCAAGAGCCGACAGGAAAAGGTTAAAGCAGCGGCTGAAAAGGCGGTTGCAAAGATAGCTCCGTCCCAGAGATACTCAGCAGCGTCTCAAACCACCACTATGGTGGCTATGGGCATGATATCGCCTAAAATCGTGGCTCCAACGGCATTAGTGGACACACCAGGGTTCTTTACGGGAACAAAAGTTCCCGACGGGCCTTCCATGGTTGACCGGATGCAGAATTACACCTTGTTTGGTAGGTCAAACGGGGCGCACAATGCTCTCGTAGAGCTTGAGTGGAGACGCTGATATGGCTGAAGTTGAATTTGCAGGGGTGAAATTCAAAGGCGGCAAGATGGTGGCCGTATTTCTGGCGTTATCTACGCTAGTTGGTGGCTTGTACGGCGCTTTTGAGGTCTACAAAGACTACATGGACATGAAAAAGAAGATTTCGTCGTATTCTGCGCCTGATTTAAGCGGATTTGATAAAAAACTAGCCGTTTTGAATGAAAAGATGGTGGTTTTAGACGGAGAAATGTCTTCTTTAAGGGACAGAACGCAGGAAATACAAGAAATTGTGCGCGATACACGTCAGGATGTGCGCGATGACGCCACCAAACTGTATTCCGGCATTTCTGGCGTAGATAAACGCTCTAGAGTGTTGGACGCAGAGACGAGGGAGGCGTTGAGGCAGGCCGAAAAGACAATTCGTGACATTGTTTCTTCGGCATCAGCGCGTTTTGACGCTAAAATAAACGGTATCGACTCAAAACTAGACGCTTTTGAGAAGCGTCAAGACAAGAAACTCCAAAGGGCTTTGGATAACCCCCTACTGAGGAAGTAAAATGGTACAGAAAAAACTGGAAAAGAACAGCACCCACAACGATCTGGATTTAGATGGTGATGGTGTGGTTTCGGATGCAGAAATTGCCGCTTCTGAAGCGTTGTCTCAGCATGAAAAAGCGGATGCTCAGAGAAGAATGGCCTGGGTCTCTATGGGGTCTATGATAGTGTTTACACTGGCAGTGTTTCTGCCCATCTTTCCAGATGCTCGTATAAAGGCTTTAAGCGACCTGTTTGGCTTGTTTTACATAGGACAGGCTGGTGTTGTAGGTGCTTATATGGGCATGACCGCTTACATGGCGAAAGGTAAGTGATGCTAAAGATCTATCTTTTAATTTTAGTGCTGGGGTTTGTGGGTGGCTCTGCCTACGGAGCGTATTACTATTATAAGGATAGCCAAGACCGCATTCGCATCCTAACCGAGAACACAGCAAAGCTGGAAACAGCAAAGCAGCTTCAAGATGACACGATAAATGCAATGATTGAAGATCGTGAGAAGTTTGAAGAGTTAACGAAAGGTCTTCAGACCAAGCTTAATGCAGCCAACGCATATAAAGACGTTTTGATTAACAAGCTTCGCAAACATGATCTTGCTAAGTTAAGCCTCAAGAAGCCCCTTCTGGTAGAAAAGAAGATTAACAATGGAACATCTAAACTTTTTAAGTCGTTGGAGGCTATTTCTGGCGCTCCCCCTCCTGCCGCTGTTAAGTAGCTGCGCGGAGTTCAAGAAGGTACTCCCGGTTGAGGTAAAAACCGTTGAAGTGGAGCGTAGAGTTCCGATTCAAACTAGACCAAGACAGCTATCTCTCAACGATATCCATTTCTATGTTGTAACGGAAGATACCTACGCCGCGTTTAAGAAGCGGTTTGAAAAAGAAAACGGTGATTTGCTTTTCTATGCAATCAGCGTTCGGGATTACGAAACCCTTGCTTTGAACATGGCTGAAATAAAGAGATTCATAGAACAGCAAAAACAGGTTATAATATATTACGAGAAAGCCGTGGCTCCGAAACCCAAAGTAACCGAAAAAGTTGAAAAGTAATGGCTCGAAAGAAAGAAAAGCCTATCCGTCGGACTACGAAGGGTAAGGGCGCTAACTACCGGAAAACCAGCAAAGGTGCTGGTATGACAAAGAAGGGTGTGGCGGCGTATAAAAAAGCCAACCCTGGTTCTAAGCTTAAAACAGCGGTTACGGGCAAAGTCAAAAAAGGCAGCGCGGCTGCTAAACGACGCAAGAGCTATTGTGCAAGATCTCTAGGTCAGTTAAAGAGAAGTTCTGCAAAGACCCGAAACGATCCAAATTCCCGTATAAGACAAGCTAGACGACGTTGGAAATGCTAAAGGAGAAGTGTGATGGCTAAGAAAGTTGTTAAGAAGCGCGGCGGCGGCATGATGAAGAAAAAAGGTTCTGCTCGCGGTGGAGTTGTTAAGAAGCGCGGCGGCGGCATGATGAAGAAAAAAGGCTATGCTCGCGGTGGAGCGGTAAGGCGCAAAAAATAAGCTGAATGCCCTATCTCCAAAGCAACATCCCGCATTTTCATTGCTGGGTGCGAAAAGAGTTTACGCATAACCACGAGAAGTACCATGGAGAGTTTATCCATGCTATGGCTATTGCGGTAACGACGGTTCCGGATCGTTCTCTAAGTTTTCAGCTAATCTTCACGGGTTGTGAGAGTGACGATTCAGATGAAGAGAACCTTCATGGTGGCGCTATGTGGGCGAGGATGCCTATAACCGCTCTGGTTGCGGACACTCCGTTAGAAGACTGGCCCGAACGCATGGTTTCTCACCACGCGCAACCCTGGGATTGTAGTTCCCACCACCACTCTGTAATTAAATACGACCGGACAAGCTCTAGTCCGTGGGTATGCAAGATTGATGGCGACTTCTATACCGGTAAATACATGTTTACGGTGGACTACACTGAATCTTCCATAGCGGATGATCCTGCACAGCATAAGCAAAGTCATGTAATTGAGTTAACCGACGCAGGTCCGTGGACCGGTAATATAGTGGCGTTACCCAATAACCGTGTCCGAGCCACAAGCCCAGCTTTGTGGGAAACTGGAGAAGGAGCACCTGATTTTAAGCCCAGTCAGTGGATGCACAATGCTGAGTCTGACGAAAGCTACATGGATCCTTCCGTAACCTTTGATAATCTGTATAATAAAGACGACAAAGGACGGAAAAATGCCAAAACTAGGTAAACTTAGCTACTACCGGAAAGGTGGTGCCGCGAGTTCTAAGAGTAAGGGCAGCAAGATATGCCCTGAAGGGAAAGCGTGGGCGAAGAGGACTTTTGACACTTATCCATCTGCTTATGCTAACTTGGCAGCTTCCAAGTATTGTAAAGACCCCAACTACGCCAAGAAGTCTAAGGGCGGCAAGAGAAAAGGCCGTTAGATGGGTGCTTTAAAAGACTGGGTCAAACAGGATTGGGTCCGGATTGGGTCTGACGGGTCTATTAAGGGGAAATGCGGTACGTCTAAGGACAAGAAGAACCCTGACCGCTGTCTGCCTAGATCAAAAGCCAACAGTCTATCTCAAAGCCAACGCGCCTCCACGGCAAAGAAGAAGAAGAGAGAGGGCGGTAAAGGCAAAACCGTTGTGGCTAATACAAAAGCCGCGAAAGTAAGAAATGCTCGTGACGGCGGGTATTTTACAAAAGGCTGTGGTGCCGTGATGGCGGGACGCCGAAAGCAATACACGAATTATTAGCAGGCTCTAAGGATATTTTATGGACGGAATAAGCCTCGCCGAGCATCTTCTAAAGGCTATAGAAGAGCGTCGTTCGCGGATATGTGAACTCATGGTCAGTGGTTCGGCAAAAGACTTTGAAGATTACAAACAACTTGTTGGCAACGTGGAGTCTTTAGACTATATAGGACAGGAGTTGAGAGAAATCTTAGAAAAGGCGGACTAATGTCTGAAAAGTCTCAAGCTGACAACCTCGTGTCGATCAAAGAAGCTTACGTAAAACCTGAAGAACGGGTTCTTGACCCCTCCAAAATTCCCGAAGAAACTCTAGGACGTTTGCCGGAACCTACCGGCTGGCGTCTTCTTATTCTCCCCTATGCCGGGAAAGGCCGCACAGAAGGCGGCATTCTCCTCCCAGATTCTGTTGTGGACCGGGAATCTGTAGCTACGGTATGTGGTTATGTACTTAAAACCGGTCCTCTTGCTTATGATGACAAGGGCAAGTTCCCCAGTGGCGCTTGGTGCCGAGAGGGTGATTGGATTATTTTTGGCAGATATGCGGGCGCTCGTTTTAAGATAGACGGTGGCGAAGTTCGCGTTTTGAATGACGATGAGGTCATAGCCGTTATACAGGATCCGGATGATATCCTGCACTTTTAACATGGAGAGTTACCATGCCAGAGACTAACCAAGACGACTTAGTCGTTGATATACCTGACTCAGGAAGTCAGATTGACGTTGAAATAGACGCCTCCCCCGAAACAGAAGAACCAGGAGAACTGGAGGAATCTTCTGAAGAGCACGAGAACTACAGTAAGAATGTCAAAAAGCGCATAGACAAGCTTACTAAAAAAGCTCGTGAGGCGGAACGTCAGCAAGAAGCGGCTATTGCGTATGCAAAAAACGTCCAAGCTGAGAACAACCAGCTTAAAGACAGGGTACAGAACCTAGATCAGGGTTATGTTGCGGAATACGGAGACCGGGTTGCAACGCAAGCAGAATCTCTGGCTAAAGATCTAGAAACTGCCATAGCGACTAGCGACACCGCTGCTCAAGTAGAGCTTAACCAGAAGATGGCACAGTTAGCCATCGAAGAAGAGCGCGTAAGAACCGCAAAGCAGCAGCAGGCCCAGCAAGCCCAGCAAGCCCAGCAAGTTCAAGCTGCACAGCAACACCAGCAGACGCAGCAGCCTGCTCAAGCCCCCACAAGACCTGATCCGGAAGCTGTTGCGTGGGCTGACCGGAACGAATGGTTCGGCGAAGACGAGGCCATGACTTTTGCAGCCTTTGGAATCCACAAGAAACTTGTAGAGGAAGAAGGCTTTGACACAGACTCTACGGAGTATTACGATGAAGTAGACGCAAGAATGCGAGAAGCGTTTCCCCATAAATTTGATGGAAACTCTTCGACTACAGTTAGCCGCCGACCACAACAGTCCGTAGCTTCTGCCACTCGCTCTGGATCTTCCGGGCGCAAAACAGTCAGACTATCTCCAAGTGAAGTTGCTATTGCAAAAAAACTTGGGGTTCCTCTGGATCAGTACGCGAAACACAAACGCTAGGAGAATGTGATGTCTGAACGAGAAATTGATCGGGCTCCTCGCGCCTCTAAGACCCGAGCGGCCAAACCCCGTAGGCAACCTTGGAGACCCCCATCCTTATTGGATGCACCCGACCCGCCAGAAGGCTATGTCCACAGGTGGATTCGCTCCGAAGTTCGAGGCTTTGACGACCGTAAGAACATATCTGCCCGCATGAGAGAAGGGTGGGAGTTGGTACGGAAAGAAGAGTATCCGGATTTTGAAGCACCCACATTGGATACTGGCAAATACGAAGGAGTATTTGGCGTGGGCGGTTTGTTGCTGGCTCGTATTCCATTGGAGATTGTCGAAGAGCGTAATTCGTATTTCAATCAAATGAGTGATGATGCGATGCAGGCTGTAGACAACGATCTTATGAAAGAGACCCAGCATCATTCGATGGCGATTCAGAAACCTGAACGCCAATCGCGTGTTACTTTTGGAGGCCCTAAAGTCGAATGACTTGGGGACTACTGTTTTAACCCCATTGCTTTGAGGAGCATGAGAAATGGCAAACACGAACGGAAGCTTTGGCCTCCGTCCGCTCAGTAAACTGGGCGGGGGAGCCAATTCCACTGGTCTTACGGGTTATACTCCTTATGAAATCGCTTCAGATAACTCTGACAAAATCTACCACGGTCAAGTTGTAATCCCCCTTGCTTCGGGATTTATTGACCACACCGCTAATGCGGCTGGTGGTTCTGTCAGTCATCTAGGCGTTTTTCAAGGTTGCGAGTATGTCTCTAGCACCACTGGAAAACCAACTTGGAGTAACTACTGGCCTGGGTCCGGAGCGGACAGCAACCATCCAGTAAAAGCCTTCATTAACGATGACCCTAATCAGTTGTATGTAATTGCAACGGATGCGTCGATTACTAGCAAAGCAAATGCCCGTGCAAGCGTGTTTTTGAACGCTAGTTTGTCCACGGGTATCACGGGTAGTGATACTTCTGGCGTTTCCTATGGTCGTCTCGCCGTCAGCACTCTAGCCACCACGAACAGCCTTACTCTGCGGCTGATGGGTTGGCTGGAAGATTCTATGAATGAGGATTTTACTGCTGCTGGCATTCCTGCAATCGTACGGTTGAACAACCCCTTCAATGCCCCGGTTGGGTCCATTGCTGCGGGCACACCTTCAACCACTGGCGTATAGGAGGGTTTGAAAAATGGCTATCAGTAGAGCACAACTTGTAAAAGAGTTGGAACCCGGCCTGAACGCATTGTTCGGAATGGAGTACGATCAGTATGATCGTGAGCACGAAGAAATCTTCACGATGGAGACTTCGGATCGTGCTTTTGAAGAGGAAGTGATGCTCAGTGGTTTTGGAGCAGCACCGACTAAGGGCGAAGGAAGTGCAGTATCTTTCGATGACGCGCAGGAAGCATACACTGCTCGTTACACGATGGAGACTATCGCGCTTGCTTTCTCAATTACGGAAGAAGCGGTTGAGGACAACCTCTATGATCGGCTCGCGAGCCGGTATACGAGGGCTCTTGCCCGTAGCATGAGTCAGACAAAACAAGTTAAGGCCGCTTCGGTTCTTAACAATGCGTTTGACAGCAGCTTCACGGGTGGAGATGGCGTAGAGCTATGTTCTACGGCACATCCTCTTGTCAACGGCAGCACTTTCCGTAACGAGCTTACTACAGCGGCAGATCTTAACGAGACAAGCCTAGAGCAGTCTCTCATTGATATTGCTAGTTTTGTAGATGAGCGCGGCCTCAAAGTAGCTGTTCGCGGCATGAAGCTGATTATTCCAAAAGAACTTCAGTTCACTGCGGATCGTCTTCTTGAGTCCACTCTTCGGCCCGGTAGTGCGGATAATGACGTAAACGCCATTAGGAACATGGGAATGCTTCCTGAAGGTTACGCCGTTAACCACTTCCTCAACGACACGGATGCGTTCTTCATTATCACAGACGCGCCAAACGGCATGAAAGGTTTTAACCGGACAGCCGTGCGGACTTCTATGGAAGGCGACTTCGACACGGGTAACGTGAGGTATAAGGCTCGCGAACGCTATGCGTTCGGGTTCTCTGATCCACGCGGCATCTTCGGCTCCCCCGGAGCCGCATAAGACTGGGGGGAGGGGAGACCCTCCCCCAACTTATTTCTGGGAATTATAGCCCTAGCGACTGTCCCAGCAGACGCTTACAAAGACTCTAGGGCACACTCTTGTAAGGAGAACTCAAATGGCTAATACGACTTTTAACGGTCCTGTTCGCTCTGAGAACGGCTTTGAGGTAATCAACGTAGCCGCTGGAACGGGCGCGGAGACCACGGTTTTTGATGTTGCTTCGACGGGCATTGTCACTGACAAGTATGTCAAACATGTCGGTTTTGCTACCGGTGTTACTGTCAACACCACGGCGGGTGACAGCCCAGCTATTGGTGAGTTTACACAGCCCGCCAATACAATCATCACTGACATCAAGATTTTTTGTGCCACAGCCCCTACGATTGGGACTGGTGACATCGGGTACGAAGTCGGAACGTCTAGCTCTGGCGCTCAAATTGTTGCGGCTCAGACTGACGAAATTCTAGACGGTGGCACTACGGTTGTTGTAGGTAACGTGACCGTTACTTCACTGGTTCTTCAAACCCAGGACGCGACCACCGCTCCTGCTTCTGTTCAGTACACCTCGGCAGAGCGGACCATTTACTGCAACATCACCAACACCGTGGATGCGACTACCGCTGGATCCTTTACGTTCATTATTGAATACGTTCAGGTTGCGTAATTGAATAAGGGAGGGGGAAACTCCTCCCTTTTAAGGAGGATCAAATGGCTGATGCAGTAACTGCAACCACGGTAATGGACGGCCCCAGAGAAGCTGTGTTCTATTTGACAAATACCAGCGATGGAACGGGCGAAAGCGCCGTGACTAAAGTAGACGTATCGGAACTCTCAGCTTTGCAGGACGGAACTGCTTGCACGGGCGTCCGGATTAAACGAATTACGTTTACAAACGTTGGGATGGGCGTGAAGCTTCTTTGGGACGCCACTACGGATGTTATAGCAGCCGAACTTCCGGCTGATTACTCGGATACTTTAGACTATAGCGAACTCAGTGGACTACCGAACGTTGCTGCCTCCGGAGGCAAAACCGGAGACATCCAACTTACAACTGTAGGTCACAGTAGCGGCGATACGTACTCTATTGTTCTGCACTGCTTGAAGCAGCACTAGTACAATGGTCGAGCCTTCCCACAAAAATGAACTAGCTATTCAGGAAATACGTGGGGAGTTGAGGCTTCTAGATCAGAAGCTTGATACGATAAAAGGTAACGATTTACACCATCTGCAAAAAGCTATAGATGGCATACAAAGGGTTTTATGGGCGGTTGGACTGTTGGTCCTTGGTCATTTAGGAGTTGCTGTAAAAACCGCTCTTTGGGGCTAGGTGAAAGGTTTTTGGTTCAATGGCGGTTTCAGGATCTAAGGATTTCGAGCCCAGTGTAGCAGATTACGTTGAGGAAGCGTTTGAACGCTGCGGCTCTGAGTTTCGTACAGGGTACGATGCGGTTACTGCGCGTCGATCCTTAAACTTTCTTTTTGCGGATTGGGCCAATCGCGGCCTCAACCGATGGACTATAAATCAAGTTAACCAGACGGTTGTGTCTGGTCTGGCAGAATACCCCCTCGGCACTATAACGGCCACGGTAGGCGCTTCTACTAATCTTGTTGTTGGTAACGCAATAACAGGGCAGACCAGCGGCGCTACGGCTACGGTGCTCACAAAACCGAGTTCTACTACGATAACCGTTAGCATACCGAACGGTACGTTTACCGCCGGAGAAACTATATCTAGCACTGCTAGCGACGAGTCTGGAATCACTACTACGATATCTGCAAATCCAAGTATAACAGATGTGCAAAGCACGATAGATATTCTGTCCTCCGTTGTGCGTCGAAGTGGGACCGATATATCCATAAGCCGAGTTAGTAGAGATGATTTTCTAAGCATACCTACCAAAACAACTACCGGCAGGCCCACGCAGTACTATGTAGACCGTCAAATTACACCAGTTTTAAAGATATGGCCTACTCCGGAAAACAGCACGGACATACTTATTTATGATCGTCTTACCCGGATAGATGACGCTGATACTTCTGTTAATACCGTAGAAGTTCCTTTCCGCTTTTATCCTTGCTTGGCTGCGGGTTTGGCATACTACATGTCCCTGAAGATATCTCCCGAGCGAACGGCTCTTCTTAAAAGCATCTACGAAGAAGAATTTCTCCGGGCGGCTGAAGAAGACAGAGACCGAGCTAGCTTCAGTATCCTCCCATCGTACAACTATTTAAGTGCGACCTCGTAATGGCGCGGTATGCTTCAAATAAGTATGCCATGGGCATTTCAGACCGTTCAGGTGCTGCGTATCGCTTACGCGATATGAGAAAAGAATGGACCGGTATGCTTGTGGGGAAGGACGAGTGGGAGCCTAAACAGCCTCAGTTGATGGTTGTAAAAACCCCCGCCGACCCCCAGGCTCTTCGGGATCCCAGACCAGATCGGACAGAACCTGCGGTAGAGGTTTTGTTGCCTATGAACGCTTTCACGTCTTCTACAAGCGGATCTGCGGTGATTACCGTTTTAGAACCCGGCCACGGTAGGTCTACTGGAGACACGGTTAGATTTCGCACTGTAGAAGCTTTTGATGGCTTTACAGAAGCCGTTCTAGAATCTTCTTCCGGTTATTCTATTACCGTGGTTGCAGGAGACGCTAGCACTGATTTTCAATCTGCGTTTTACACTTTTACCGCTAGCAGCGGAACATCCACAGTAGGGAATGTATCGGGCGGCGGTTCGGTTTCTACTGCCGGTCCTGTTAGCATTACGAAATGAGTTTTTGATATGGCATACACATTTACCACGTTAAAGACCGCTATACAGGACTACGTCCAAAGTACGGAGACAACTTTTGTAAGCCAGCTTCCAAGGTTTATTATTAACGCAGAAGAACGTATCCTAAAAGAGTGTCAGCTAGATGTGTTCCGCAAGTCCTCTCAAGGAACGGCATCTAGCGGAAACTCGTATTTGCAAAAGCCCTCAGATTTTCTGTCCCAAAACTCACTAAGTGTTATTAACTCATCTAATAAAGAGTTTCTCTTATACAAACAAGTTACTCTTCTTCAAGACTTTACTCCCAACCCTGCAACAACTGGTGTTCCTAAATACTACGGAGACTGGGACGAAAGCACGTTTTTACTTGCTCCGACGCCTAACGACGACTTTACGATGGAACTTCATTATTTCTATCGCCCCGATTCTATAACAACGACGGCTAGTGGAACTACTTGGCTAGGGGACAACGCGGAATTAGCTCTGTTGTACGGCTCCCTGTCAGAGGCATACACTTTTCTTAAAGGCGAACCCGACCTTATGAAACAGTACACGGATCGTTTCATTGAATCTATCCAATGGCTCAAGAACCTTGGAGAAGGCAAGCAAACGCGAGATCAGTACAGGTATGACCGTGTTCGAAGAGACGTTGTCTGATGTCAAGTTCAGTCAGCCCCAGTGAAATAGGAGATGCTGTAGTCTTTACTTCTGACAACCGGGGTCATTCCCCGGAACAAATTGCGGAAATGGCATTGAATAAAATAATGACGGTTTCTGACACGGCACCCCCGGTTATACGGGATCAAGCTTACGCCCACAGACAGCGTTTAAAAGAAGTGTTAGTCTTTTATATGAACAAGATGTGTCAGAGTGAAAGAACGACTATTTGGGCTTTGATGAAGCAACAGGGCCATGATGACATGGCCGAGATTATAAGGAGGCTGTAATGGCTGTAGGAACATCTGGTATTTGCGGCACGTACAAACGGGAAATTAACGCGGGAATCCATTTTTGGACATCACATTCTCGTGGAGACGGAAGTACCATAGCAGCAGATACGTTTAAGCTGGCTATGTTTACAAACAGTTCGTCTATTGACGTAGATACCACCGGGTATACGACGAGCAATGAAGTCAGTGGGACTAACTATTCGGCTGGTGGTGCTGCTATATCCAGTGCCACAATCGGACTTGGCGACAACAGTAGTTCTGTTCCCACGGCGTTTATTGACATGGCTGATGTGACATTCTCAACATCTACAATTAGTAGTGCGAGAGGGGCTCTCATATACAACTCTACTTTGGCAAACGCGGGAACGGCTGGTGATACCACACATGCCGCTAAACCTTCGGTCTGCGTTATTAACTTTGGCGCAGACAAGTCGTCCAGCGCGGGTGATTTCACTATCACAATGCCTGCAAATGATGCCAATAACGCATTGATTAGGATTGCTTAATGTCTAACGCTAATATCGGTGGTTGGGGGCGGGGAACTTGGAACTCTGGTGCTTGGAATACTCCGGGTACTGTAGGGGTTACAGGGGTTTCTGCGGCCACTGCGGTTGGAAGCGTACAAGTAGACATAACGGTTCCGGTTACAGGGGTTTCTGCGGCCACTGCGGTTGGGAGCGTACAGGTAGGCATAACGGTTCCGGTCACGGGGGTCCAAGCGGCTGCTGTTATCGGAACTGCGGTTGCAGCAGTCGATGCAGACTTCTCCGCAACAGGTCTCGTTGCTGCCACAGCAATCGGAAACACGCAGGTAGACATAACGGTTCCGGTCACGGGAGTGCAGGCATCAACTGCGGTTGGCAGAGTTCTTATTTGGGAGAAAATAGATCCCGGACAAACGGCAAGCTGGAATCCAATAACTTACACGCAGACGCCGAATTGGACTAAGATAGCGGCATAGGAATAAAATTATGGCATCATCGTACACAACTAGCTTTGGTATCGAAAAGATAGGCTCCGGAGAACAGTCTGGAGCTTGGGGCGATACTACGAACCACAACCTAGATATTTTGGACCGCATTGCTTCCTATAAAGCAGTGGGGCTTTCTGGATCTACTCATACGCTGACTGTTCGGGAAGCCTCCCCTGGTTCAGGCACCGAGAATCTTCAGGACGGCATGTACCGTGTTATAAAGTTTACGGGAGCCCTTGGAGCGAACAACACGGTTACGGTGGCTCCAAATACAACGTCCGCCTTCTTCATAATCATAAACGCCACCACAGATTCTGGATCTAGCGGACCCTATTCCGTAATTCTGACGCAGGGTTCCGGTGCAAATATAACCGTAGCCAACGGAAAGTCAGCGGTTGTGTATATGGATGGCGCGGGTTCCGGTGCTGCGGTTATAGATGCGCTATCGGACTTGCAAATTGCTACGTTAACCGCATCCGGGGACGTTACTGCAAGCGGTACGTTCAATGCTTTGGGGGATACCGCCGCAAGCGACAAAGCGGCAATGGGTTATACGGCTGCTGAAGGTCTGATCCTAACCGGCCAGGGTAGCACGAATGACGTTACCATTAAGAATGACGCGGACGCGGACGTTATCACGATTGCGACAGGTGGTACTAGCGTTGACATCGTAGGAGATGTAACAGCCTCTACCGTACAGGCTGATGGCGACACTTCCGCTGGCGATAACGCTGCGATGGGGTACACGGCTGCTGAAGGTCTAATTCTTACCGGGCAGGGTTCGACTAACGATGTCACGATTAAGAACGATGCTGACGCTGATGTAATCACGATTGCGACCGGAGCAACCAACGTCGATATCGTGGGCGACGTGACAGCCGCTACAGTGAACGCTGATGGCGACACCTCTGCCGGTGACAATGCGGCTATGGGCTACACCGCTGCGGAGGGCTTGATCCTAACGGGCCAAGGCTCGACCAACGATGTCACAATCAAGAACGATGCTGATGCGGATGTCATTGAGATTCCGACAGGCACTACGAATGTGACGGTCGCAGGTTCCTTGACGGTTGGTGACATTGTTCTGGCAGACAACTACACCGATACAATCAGCGGGACGAGCATCACCTTGGATTTTTCTGCCGACCAGAACTTTATTCTTACTCTTGGGAACAATGTGACTTTAAACAACCCAAGTACAGAATCAGTCGGGCAGTGCGGAGTTATAGTGTTTATTCAAGACGGCACTGGTAGCCGTACAATTAGCCTTGGAACAGATTACGAAAGTCCCGCTGGGGGCGGCATTACACTTAGCACCGCAGCAAGTGCGGTTGATGTAGTCCCATACTTTGTTAAGGCGTCAGGTAGTATCCAGCTAGGCGCACCGCAGTTGGCGTTTAGCTAATGACGATGTTTGCCTCACAATGGCTGGCTAATGCTGGGTCAGGGTACGAGATAGATCAGTCGATCCGTTTTAACGACGACGACGCTGCTTATTTGACCCGTACTCCGGGGTCTGACGGGAACCTAAAAACTTGGACTTACAGCGTCTGGTTCAAGCGAGGCGCTGTCGGTAGCGGTGGCTATACAATGATGAGCGCCGGTGCGGACAACACCAATGATATGTTATTTTACTTTGGCCCTGCCGGTGAAGCAGCTACGCTGGATATATTTTTTCGTGAGAGCAGCACGATAGGTGGTCGCATAACAAGTTTTTCTAGCTCAATAACAGGCGGCAGATTGTTTCGTGATCCCTCCGCTTGGATGCACTTTGTGCTGGTCTGGGACACGACAAACTCTACTTCAGCAGACAGACTTAGGCTTTATATAAACGGTGAACGAGCAACGACCGATGCGTTTGCCATCACTGAACCAAGTCTAAACGATGAAAGTCGTTGGAATACCGCCCGTGCTAATCTCATTGGCAAGATGAGAGACGATGCGACGAATTATTTTGACGGTTACATGGCCGAGATTAACTTTATCGATGGCACTGCTTTAACCGCAGCTAGTTTTGGTGAAACTAACGACGAAGGCGTGTGGATACCCACGAAGTACAGCGGTGCTTATGGCACTAATGGGTTTTACCTAAAAGGGCAAGATAGCTCTGCACTTGGTGACGACAGTAGCGGCAACGGCAACGACTTTACCAGCAGTGGCTTGGCAGCGGCGGATCAGATGTCCGACAGCCCGACGAATAATTACTGCGTAATGTCGCCAATAGATAAATCATCCGCGATAACAACGAGTAACGGCAATCTAGTCGTCACAGATCCCAGCACAAATAGTTGGAACCACGGCAGAGGTACTCTTTTTGCTCCTAGCGGAAAGTGGTATTACGAATGGACACCCACTGCTGGCTCGTATGCGCTGGCCGGTTGGATGCTGAATGTTTCCGGCAATGATTACGTTGAAGAAGAAAGCGACGTTGCTACCACATATTATCGCGGCGTAGGTTCCGGCGGTGCCGGGTTCAAAATAGCCGATGGGACAACGGACTCCTCTGTTACTCTTTTTGGACTTAACGATGTTGTTATGATGGCTATCGATGTCGATACCATGAAAATGTGGGTCGGCATTGACGGAACTTGGTATAACTCAGGCGATCCCGCAAACGGCACAAATCCGGTTGGGACGTGGACTGCTGCGATAGGAGAAAGCGTTGCCCCGTGGTACGGCTGCTTTCTTAGCACCAGTGAGACTTTCAACTTTGGCGCAAGCTCGTTTGCACACACGATTCCAACTGGCTTTAACGCTTGGAATACAGCCAATTTACCCACACCAACAATCTCTGATGGGTCAGCATATTTTCACACTCAGCTATACACGGGCAACGGCAGCAGCGGCCTAGCTATTACTAATGATGCGAACGCAGGAGATTTTCAACCGGACCTTTGGTGGCTTGCCCCCCGGTCGAACGGCGATAATCATGTTTTCATTGACGTTGCCCGAGGCCAGACACAAAGACTCAAAACTAACTCAAGTGACGCCGAGGATACGGATAGCCCCGCGCAGATTACGTTTGAAACTGACGGCTTCGATCTAGATACAACGGATGCAAACTTCAACGGATCAGGTAGAACGTATGTCGCGTGGCAGTGGGAAACACAAGGCGGCGCTGGCAGTAGCAACGAAGACGGCAGCATAAACACGACCACTACATCTGTTAATCAAACGGCAGGTATATCCCTCTCGACCTACACAGGCACAGGATCAAATGCCACGGTCGGACATGGCTTGGGTGCAGTGCCTAAAATGATCATCGTTAAAGAACGAAGTGACAGCCGGTCATGGGTCGTATACCACAAAGGCATTGGGGATGCCGCTAAAGTTATTTATCTAAATCAAACCGCAGCAGCAGGAACAGATGCAGCCGTCTGGAATAGCACTGCACCTACCAGCAGCGTGTTTTCAGTCGGCACTGCTAATGGCTCGAATGGTAGCAGCAATACTTACGTTGCGTATGTTTTTGCAGAAGTTCCCGGCTATAGCTCTATCGGAAGTTACACGGGCAATGGGTCAACGGATGGGCCTTTTGTGTATACCGGATTCAGACCCGCTTGGTTACTGGTCAAACGTGCTGTTGGCGGAACAGGTAACTGGGACATATTCGATAATAAGCGTGACCCGTTCAATGTGGTGGATGCAGTTTTAGATGCTGACAACAACACTGCGGAAACAACTTATTCTACAATTAAGTTCGATTTTTTAAGCAACGGATTCAAGGTTCGTGGCACGCAGTCAAACATCAATGCTTCCGGCTCAACATACATATACATGGCATTTGCAGAAAACCCCTTCGGCGGTGATGGCGCAGCACCAGCGACAGCAAGATAGGATAAGATTATGTGGAAATACTCCGGCAGAACTATCAAAGAACACAAAGCGTGGACCGATGACAATGGCATCACGCACCCCCGGAACTGGCACATCTGGTCGCCTAGCGAGAAGGCTGCTGCTGGCCTAACTGAGGTAACACCGGAGACGCCGCCGGATAGCCGCCTTTACACATGGGGTTACCAAGCCGATGGAGTGACGATCTCCAAGACAGCTAAAAGCCTGACCGATGTCGGCGTGGTAGACGACGATGGAAACCCGGTCAACGACGATGATGGCAACCAGGTCATGCAGCCGGGGGTCCGCTCTCAGCTAAAGGCTGAAGTAAATTCTCAGCAGGGTTCGCTGCTTGCACGGACCGATTGGGCTGTGGTTCGGAAGGCAGACAAGGGAACGGCGATCCCCTCAAACATCCAGACTTGGCGCGATGCAATCCGGGCTAAAGCCACCGCGATGGAGAGTGCCATTGACGGCGCGGCTGATACCGCTGCCGTGGCTGCGCTGTTTGTTGTCTTTGATGCAGAAGGAAACAAGTCCGGTATTCTTTATGATTGGCCTGAGTTGGGTGACTAAATGCCTCTGTCGAAGATACAGTTCCGCCCTGGAGTAAACCGCGAGACTACGTCCTACGGTGATGAGAACGGCTGGTTTAATTCGGATTTAATTCGGTTCCGCAAGGGTCGTCCTGAAAAAATGGGCGGCTGGTCGCGTCTTAGCAGCAACACAATTGAAGGCACTGGCCGTTCGCTGCACGTATGGGCCGCGTTGAGTGGTTCCAAGTACATGGGCCTTGGCACGGAAACCAAGTTTTATATTGAAGAGGGCGGCGGTTACAATGACGTAACGCCTATTCGAGCAACCACATCATTGGGTACAAACCCGCTCAAAACAGGCGCGTCTGGTTCTTCTGTTATTACCGTCACCGCACCGTCGCATGGTGCTGTAACAGGTGATTTTGTGACCCTGAGTAGCGCAACGACAACGGATGGAATTACTGCGGCCCAGTTAAACACCGAACACGAAATTACAGTCATTGACTCAAATTCGTATACAGTGACAACTGCTGGCACCGCGTCCTCCGGCGACACGGCTGGCGGCGGTTCTTCTGTTGTAGCGACGTATCAGATCAATACGGGTCTCAGCACCGTGGTTTCCGGAAACGGTTGGGGTGCAGGAACGTGGGGTGGATACAGCACAGGTTATTCTCAGACCACACTCAACGACAGCGGCGGCATAAGCAATTCTGACACCTC